GATACCGCGAGTTTGTTGGCAGCGGTAGCGACAAGTACCTTTGGATCGCTGGAGGGCAGTTCACCCTCTTTCATCTTGCTTAGTTTCACTTCCTGGTCGATATTGCGGGATAGTTTGCGATTTATCTTCATCAACCGATCTAACTCGTTGGCTTTGCCAAGATCCACTTCCGATCCGGCGGGGCGGGCTGGTTTGCCAACAGGCGCGGTGGTCTGGTCGAAATGGGTTGACAGGGCCTCTCTCACTTCCGCGACATTTCTGAGGTTTATATCATTGTTTTTAGCTACCCTTTCGGCTATTGGTATCAGCTTATTGAGGTCTGAGCCTTTTGCCTTCCATCTGCCCTCTCGGTAATCAAGATAATCGGAGAGGAGGGCGGCTTCGTCATTGGTCATGCGGATAGTGCGCTTGCTCGGCGCGGAGATCTCCGGGGAGCCTTTGAACCCGACCTTTGCCTTCCCTGCAATACCCGCCACCGCAGGCAACGCCTCACCCGACACAACCCCAACAAGGGTATCCTTGGCGAGTTGTCCGGGGCTTATCTTTCCTGACTCAACGTATTGGGAAACTCCACTCCCAACAAGGCTTTGGGCGGCATTGTTAATAGCTCGTTGAGTGACTGGATTCTGCAAAACCTTGCCCGCTGCTGTACCAGCAAGCCCACCGACAGGTATGCGAAGTGTTGGCACAAACCATTGGGCCGTTTGGACACCGGAGTTAATGGCGTTGCCAGCCAATTGCCTTGCGCCGACGTTTTCCCAGTCGCTGATGTTTGTTCCACTGCCAACACCAAAAGTCCCGTGCTGAAGTTGGTAGTCCATTGCACGGCTCGTGGTATCTATCGCCCGCTGGTAGCTGTCGTCGGTCCCAAAGACAGACTCATAGCCAATCCTTCCGAGGCCAGCAACACCGGCTCTTGCCGCCTTTGTCGCGTTGTATATGCCAACGGGCTTTGCAACAAAAGCCTTACCAATAGTGCCAGCCTGAGAAGCCACTGAATTGCTTGTCGTGGGAGTGCGGGTTTCCCACGATCTCCCATTATCAAGAGGATTAATCTGATCCCAGATTTGGCTTCCGAGTCGTTTAAGTGAGAGTCCCACGAGGAACCCCCCTAAACCTGTAGCTGTCGTTTACCTAACGTGAATAATGGCAAACTCGAAGCAACGGGACCGGAATTCTGAACCTGAAGCGGTGCTTGGTCGGTGTACTGGAACATGTTGGCTGGAGCTTGGCCCATCTGGAGCATCTCTTGGGCAGAGGTGAGGTTCTGTTCTCGGGAGGCGGGCGCAATACCAGCAACACCAGACCGTAATTGGGCATCGTACTGCTGAAGTTTAGCGAGCACTTGGCTGCGGAGGTTTTCTTTCTCCTGGTCGATAGCGATTCTGTCGGGAAGAGAAGCGTCTGCCATAGCAGCATCGAGTCGTGCAAACTGTTCACGAGCACTCAAAACAAGATTATTAACATCCTGATTGAGTGATTCTTTGAATTTTTCTGGAGTTCTGGTTAGTTGCCAGTTCTGTTCGGTTTGGGCATCATCGATGCTTTGGTTTTTAAGCGCGTACTGGTTGCCAATAGATGACATCTGGCGACGGCCTAGATCACCGTAGGCATTACCAATAGCTCGGGTCGCAGAGGAGTTTCCGGCATTGCGTCCGGCAAGCATGACACCCGCTGACTTGATGCCACGGCCAATCATATCGAGGATGCCACGCCCGCCCTGGATGCGAGATGCTTCGTTCTGGGTACGTTGTCTGTCGATACCTTGCTGGCCAAGTGTCAGGTTATGAATAGCATCAAGGATGGATTGTCCGTAGCCGCTGCCGAGACTGTCCGCTCGCTCAAGAGCAGTTGAATAGATCCCTTGTTTTTGGGTGTCGAACTGATGCTGTAACCCGGCAATTCTGTTTTGTTCTGCTATCTGTTCCGGGGTAGGGCCGCTGCTGACGGGTTCGCCGCCACCGCCACCAAGAACAGCACCGTTGTAGTCACTACCGTTACCGCTAATAAACGTCAGTCCGGAGTCATTCGCATCGTTATAAAGAACTCCCTGTGGACTATTGTCTATCTGAAAGTTGAAGGGATCATCCATTGTTTGTTTCCTGCGTTTGTATTTTTACTTAGTTATACAAATTCATCATACCATAACAGGTCGAGCTGTAAAGTATTGTATTAATAACTACGTTATAGAAATGGCGTTATGCTGCCCATTCCGGGGTTGGCGGACTGTCATCAACCACATGGCTCTCATACGCCGTATCAGGGTCAAAGACAATCAATTCGCCGTCTAGGTCGCGCATTTCAACAACTACGCCGTTGTCGATGACTTGGTACGCTTGTTGCTCAATGCCCTTAGTGTATTCAATAAGTATGTATTGCATGGTTATCTCCTTACCAACAAATGATGTAACAGAAGCCATCGCCGCCTCTACCGCCAGCGCCGCCGGTCACACCACCTCCGCCTCCACCGCCACCACAGCCCGGAGCTGCGTCTCCGCCTTTGCCTGCTGCTCCAGTTGCGTTCGAAGCACCGCCAGCGCCGCCCGTGTTATAGCCGTGCTTCAATAGGTAGTTGTAGCCGTTGCTGCCATTATTACCAGCGCTCTGTCCGCCGATGACACCGGGGAATTCAGATGCAGTTACCGCGTTGATGGAACCGCCGGTTTTGTCAACATCACCCGTACCAACACCACCGCCGCCTGCTCCGCCCGTAAGGGGGCAAACATTTAGCAAAGTAACGCCGGTTCCGTTTGCGCCGGTCGCGTTACCGCCGTTACCGCCGTTCTGTCCGCCAAGTAATCGGGGCATCGTAATTAGCCCTAGCTTGTAATGTGTCAGTTCTACCGACAACGTACCGCCAACGCCAGCCGTAGCCGCGCCGCTTGTTGCGCCCTTGTTTCCGGCTCCTGCGACACCGGCAACACCTGAAGTCATAAGGATGCTCTGGGTGCTGCTGTAGTTTGGAACGGCACATATGTACGACGTTGCACCGGCTGTGCCGTTTTGATCTGCCGCCCCGCCAGCGCCACCTATGGGAATGTGGATGTAAAGAGTATCGGGAACAAATGCCGCTGGTACGAGGAAGTAGTTAATACACGCGCCTCCGCCTCCAGCGCCGCCGCCGCGAGCTGTGCCAGCCGCGCCGCTACAACCGCCACCGCCTCCGCCACCGCTTCCGGCTAAGACCACGTAAAGCATACGGATGCCCTTGGGTTTCTGCCACGTATGGAATTGGGTCGTGTTGTTGTCAGTCGTGTTCGCCCCGAAAGAGCGGACATACTGAGCGCCGTCAGCGAACCCTAATTGCTCAAACATTAGTAGTCGCCTCCAAATGCCGACACGTAATAACCAGCTGAAACGGTTGTACCCAAAGTGACGTTTAAAACGTAGCTAGCAGGAAGGGCGATGTTGCACGAAATCTCATAGTCTGCTAACGCTGCTGTTTCTGATAGGGTAGTTGCCGGAAGTGTCATTTCAAAGGCAAGGACGTTGTTCGAAGCAGTAGCTTGAGTTGAGCCGTTGTTTATAAAGACTCTCGCTACCGTTGCCACATTGGTTCCAGCGGCGCGGAACCGTAGCCGTTGAACTAATGAACCATTTGATCCGGCGGTAAAGACGGTTGTTACCGTGCCTGTGCCATCCTTGGCGGTGTTCGCTGTTTTAAGTGATCCAGTTGATCCGCCGTTGCCGTCAACGGTTGTCCAACTCACGCGCGGGGTGATTGGAAAGATTGGTGTTGTACCTGCTGCCATAATATATCTCCTTTAATAGTTAATAGTGCTTACTAATCCGTTGGCGATGGCGTAACTCAAGCCGATTGACGTACCGCTGCCTGCTGCCGATACCGTCGCCCACGTCCCGTCTGCCTTGAGGTACTTGCCTGCCGCTGCGTCTCCAGTAGCTGGGGCAGGGACTAGCCCTTTCGTACCGCCAGAGCCGGAATCACCGACAAAGTTGATGAGGTCGGCCGTGGCTTGGGTCGGGGTGCGGTTCGTCCATGCGCCTGATTTACGCTGCATGAAGTCGTCATTAGTGGGGGAGAGGGCGGCAATGTCGGTCAGGTCTTGGTCAATGGGCTGCTTCGCGTCTAGCCCGTCAATAACAGCAGCAGTGGTTGGCATAGAAGTGTCATTGTCGCTAGAAGCTAAACCTTCGGCAGCGGTGACGACTGCGGTAGCGGCTAAATCAGCTACCTCGATGTTCGATAAGCTGTTACCCGTACCGTTAGCATCAAAGGTTTTATTGGTAAGGGTATCGGTAGTATCAGTACCTACAAGTGTTGTCGTTGCATCGGGTAGGGTTATTACTTTATCCGAAGCAATACTTGATGGTGCGGTGACGGTAACTTTATTCGTGCCATTGTCAGTATCTTCTAACAGCGCGAGGGTGGCAGGGCCGGAAGCGGTTGCTCTTGAGTAGTTTGTGGCAAGATCGGCAAGGTCAGCGTCGTAGGCTTGCACATCTGTTCCGATATCCAAACCAAGGTTGGTTCGGGAAGTAGCTGCGTTATTGGAAGTGAGTACGCTAGAGTTAACGCTAACCGTTACGCCGTCAGATAAGCCATGCGCTTTCGTAACGGCATTGGCTAACGTAGTTGCTTCGTCTACCGGCGTTCCATAGGGGTCGCCCACCTTATAAATCAGATCAGTCGATGACGGCGTGGTGTCCGGTGACGGTATTTTTGCGGGTAAAGTTGCCATAAATCCTCCTTAACTAATAAAATCCATATACGTGCCATCAATAAACTGAAAATCAGTCCCGTCAATATAATCAAAAGTGCCGCCAGTAGCAGGAGGCCCGCCACCAGTGGAAGTTCCCGACGACCAGCCAATACGCCCGTTGAAGAAATCGAGTGTAATGCCCATCAACTGAACTCCAGACTAGCGAGTGAGTCGCTTACTTTCTCCGCTCCGGTAGCGTAGCCAATAACTAGGGTCATCTTCGTGGTTCCGTTCGATCCACCGAGCTTATAAACTAGCGTATCTTCGTCGGTGTCGGAGTTGGTAATCCCAAGATAATCAAAGTCTTTAACGGGTATGAAGGGGTCTATAAGGGAGCCGTCTGGGTTGGTGACAGTCATCGTACCAGGGATGGGCTTCATGCGGGTTGCGTTCTCCAATGATACGAGTTGTTCGGAAATACCTTCCCAGACGCTAACTAATTGGGTGAAGTCAGTTTGCGGAATCTCCACCTTGGGTATTGATTTAATCGCCTTATCAAAGGCTTTCGGTAGTTCGTTTTTGAGGATCTCTTTAATCGGTGCGAGGTCTATTTCGGGGGCTGTTACTGATACCGCTGGCGCATCAACCTGGATTTGCGGCGATACCTGGAGGGCCTTGACTGCCCCCTCTAGTTTTGCTAACGCCTCTACGACAGGCTTAGAATGATCGGGCATTTCAGGAGCTTCTTTGGAGTTGAGTTGCTGGAGCTGTTCCCGTGCATCAACGAGAAGAGCGCCAATTTCTTTGAGCTGGTCGGTATTGGACTTAGTGGAATCGTTTACATTAACCAATTCCTGCACCATATCGGCGATGTCTTTCAACGCCCGTAGCTGGTTGCGGGAGTTTTGGTAGGCTTCTAATTTGTCCCGTTGTTCGGGAGTGAGTTTTTTAGGGTCTAGTTTGTATTTTTGTATTTCATCCATAATCGTATCCTATCAGATAAATCGGCCAATCATAAGCCATTGATACCAATCCAGGTAACACTCTGCCTCGTCCGTTGTCAGCCTGATGATCATGTCCCGTTGAGCCTCTTCATTCAAGTCGGTGCTTATCTCAATTTTTGGTCCGTCCAACCATAAGAGGCGATACGTTGAAGGATTCCCCTCTTCTCGCCGGAAGAATCCGCCCCTGTCCATATCCATTAGTTCTGCCCAACTTAGCCGATATTTCTTGTCGTCTATATGTAGGTTAAAGGGGAGGAGGGCGCGGTCATAGGTATGGGGGTAACTGAGCGACACCACATGATTTAACGAATACTCGGTGAGCGTTCCCGAATCCCGTTTGTGTTGCTGGCGAGCGGAAGGGTTCTCTCTTAAAACCGACATGTCTTTAATGGTCAGTTCACCTTCTCTCAGTTCTCTAAGCACCTTCATCGAGGACTCCAATAATGTGTTTCTCTTTTACAAGCCGCTCATCATCGGGGAGTATAACCGATCCGTAGCGAGCAAAAACCACCCGATCATGCCGCTTCACTGCCGTCACTTCAGGGCCGACTTCAAGCACCGTTCCCTCGAGGGGCAGAGTTTTCCAGTTTTCGTGCAGCAATAGTCCAGATTCCGTCTTGGTTTCAGCCGGATCAGCTTTGATGAGTACAATGTCCCGTAAAGGATTCATAGTATTTGTTTTGTTCTCCTGAGTCTAAAATACTAAAAAAGCGCCCAGTTGTCTAGGCGCAATTTTAGGATCTAAGCAGGACGGCGTAAGCCACACAAGCCGCAGACAAGTTCCTTGCCATCATTGGCGGGGAGCATATCGTGGGGATGTTCGATGCTCAACCAAGGGTTGATTGTGACATCGACTACTGGAGCCTTCTTTTTAAAGAGCCGTGGCATGTTAGCCTACGTTCTTTCCACCGCTCGTCTGGGCGACAGCCGTAGCGTTGACAGCGTTTTGGTCAGCGACACCACTAGCGAGCGTTGTTGCTGCCCAAGATGCATTTGCACAGGTTTCAGTCGTAGCAAGGTCCTCACCAACTGCCATATCAATTGCCTGCACCGTTTGTTCCGTATCGGTGTTGGTGGTGGCAGTAACTTCGGGATGGGCCTTTGTCCCGTAGGAGTAGTCGGTCCCCTCGGTGCCGGTGTTATTAATTGCTGACTTTAAGTTGTCTAGAGAAGCGGCGGCGTTTGCGCCAATTAAAACTTCGTTGACAACATTGGCAACACCTGCGACTTCCGTTGTAACCACTGTCCCCATAGTCGAATCTCCCCAAGCGAGGTGCGAGCTGGACTCTCCGAGGGCATATTGGTTAGCAGCAGTCCCAAAATCGTTGGCCTCTACAAGCTGAGTCGTGTTGGTGTTGGTGGTTGCGTTTACCAATGGGTGACGGACCGTGCCAGTTGACCAGGTTGATCCCATGCCCGAATTATTAGCAGCAGTCGGATAGTTAGTGCTACCTTGGTTAATCGCCAGCTTCAGGTTGTCAAGCGCGGCAGCAGCGTTAGCCCCAATCAGGACTTCGTTCTGTTGCGCTGGGTTAGAGAGAGTAGTCTTGAACGTATAGGTTCGTCCTTCAATAGTTACCGTGTCCCCATCCGAAGGAGCGGTAGCATCAGAAGTTAGCAGACCAGTTGCCTTAACTCCCGTGAGAGCGGTTTTCATCGTATAGGTCTTGCTTCCAATCGTAATGGTTTCTCCATCAGAAAAGGTGTTGGTGGTGGTCAAAACCCCAGTTGCCAGAGTTCCTGCCATCGTTGAGGCATTGGTTTCTAAATAAATAACTTTTTGTTCCAGTTTAGAGTCGTTCGGGTAGTTGGATGGATCAAGACCCATGACATTTGCCCGGTTGACTAATTCTGCGCGACTTGGCATTTCAATTCTCTTTTCTTTTATAACGCGATACTCGGACTAAACATGCTTTTCTCTGCGGGGCAGTTTTTGCTCATGCCCAGGAGCACAGCACTAGGCTATTTCGTCAATCTCTTCCCAAGTCATCGACCAGATGCCAGTAACGGCAGTGGTGATAGAGCTAAGAGAAAGAGCGCATCCAGGAGCGATTTGCAACGATCCATCAAAGGACACATTGATCGCGGCTGGAGTGATTGCGCTTCCAGCGACAGGGGCTTGCAAAGCAGCGACTACAACAGGTGCAGCAGGAAGTGTAACTGCTGAAGCAGCCAAGCCAGCGCCAGTACCGGAGACACCGAGGTTTGCTCGGCGAACGGTTAGCGGAGTGGTTTGGGTAACAGCGGCAGCGACGGGGTTGACGTTTGCAGCCAAGACCAGCGGTGCAGCACCGGCAGGAGCGGCAGATACAGCACAGTCTACACGAAGCAGTACCAGTGTCTTGCCAGAACCAGCAGGGTTTGTGAGAGTGAAGCCAGTCTGAGTCGTAGAAAGACCAGTTGAGGTTGCAACACCAGCTTGGGTAGAAGCAACATAGATCTCCCTGGAGCCATTTCCGACGTATGTTTCTCGTTGAGACATAGTAGATTCCTTTTTTAGTTTTTAAGGTGGGGGGAGTTGCACCCCCCAATTAGTCACATTACGGGGCGGTTGTGCGAGTCAATTCAATGACTGAAGCAGCTCGTTCGATGCCAACACCGTAAACCGTGTGCAGGGCAGTCTCCCAAGCGAGACTCTTGACCATGTACTGGGCTTCAAATTTTGGAGCCAGTTGCTTAGCGAGGTTAATCGCGTTCTTGTGGAAGAAGAGGTTGCGGCCAGTTGTCGAAGTTGGTACGTTTTGGCTCATGTAAATGTCCATGCCGTACACGCTAGAAACAAGTCCCGTTGAACCATCAACGGCCTTACCAGTCTTACCAGTCTGATCGTAGGCAACGTACTTGTTGACACCCGACAGATCAGCCTTTGTGTAAGGACCAACAACACCACGGCGCAAGTCCATAGGTGTGTTAGCGAGGTCGAAAGTTGTAACGACTGAAAGAACATCAGCGTCATCAATTGCAGCTCCACCAGATACAGTTGAACCAGCAGATGCGTACAGAGCCAAAAGATCGGTGTCGATCTGGCGAGCCAGTGCTTCACTCATTCGCTCCATGAAGGCAGCCTTGAGGTCGTAGTTGCTTTGTACTTTTGCAATATCTTCAATTTTTACACCGACGTAGTAGTGCTTGTCGATGTTAAGGGCAATTGGAGAGCCTTCTGGAGAATCAAAGGTGATATCTGTTGAGGCACTCTTAGCGCGAGCGTTTACTGCTGCGGTGAACGGGATGCGAGCAACGTCGCCACCACCTTTTACAAGACCACTGCGGTCCTGGACAAGCTTTGCCATCTGTAAAGCTTTGTCGAATGGTTGCTGAATTTCACGGCTCCAGATCTCCGGGACGTACTGGGAGGTCTGGGCAATGCTCAAAGTAACATTTGAGCTAGTGGTTGGGTTTGCCATTAGTTTTTCCTTTTAAGAATTTATTTTTTAGGAGGGGTTTGACCAATGGAGGCGTATAGCTCTTCCATCGTCATATCTTGGGGGGCTTTGTTCAAGTTCAATCGTTTGGCAGAGCTACCGTCTGGGCGTAAGCCTGTCGTAGCTGCTTGCTTGGCGATGTTCTTCTTAGTTTCAGCGACTTTGCGAGAGGCAATTTCGTCTGCAAACTCCATTTCGCTTTCCACAAATTCACGATAGCTAATGTCGGGGTAGAGGATAGATTCAGGGATTCCTCTTTGGGGATCGCCCGGGCTATATCCAATAAACCGGAGGTACTTATTATTCATCGCATCAGCGGCGACAGGATTGAAGTTTTCCTTATCCCTGGGGTTGAGGAAGGGGTACTCTTTTTCGACGACAGGAGCCTCGAATTTCAAGTCTCGTTTCCATTCCCTGACTTCACTTTGTTTTATCCCTTGGAGATAGGCTGCATCACTGAAGGCTTGGCGATCTTTTTCCAGTTGTTCGATGACTTCTGGATCAGCGTCAAGGGCTGTGCGATAGTCTAAAGCATCTGGCTTCGTTTGTTGTGGAGGTGCGGGGCGCTCTGGTGGTGGCCCATATTTCCGCAGTAGATCATTGACACGGAGTTGTTCTCGCCTTGAGATCGGTTTCGGAGCTTCTTCTTCGCTCTCTTCCGCAACCGGCTCTTCGGATTGTTCCTCTGGTGTTTCCTGCTCTTCGGGAGCTTCTGGAGCTTCCTCTGGAGTTTCTACTTCGGTTGTTGGCTCTTCCGGCTCGACTCCCGTTTCGATTACTTTATTCAGTTCTTCGTCGGTCATGTCGGCTGGATTTGCCATATCGTTCCTTCTTCCCTCGTAAAGCCGGGAGGCACTTTTGTTTTACTCTTTGTTACTGCCCTCGTTCAGCGGGCGACCTGTGACCCCATTGTATAAAGATGTTGACTATACTTACAAGGTGTGTATACTTACATACACACATAACAAAGGGGGAGTAAAATGAAAATCGCTGAGGCACTGGTTCTCCGCAAACACCTTGAACAGAAGGTTGAACAGCTCAAGCCACTAAAAATGGCGGGCGATCAGGGAATCTTTGAGCTAAAGGTAGAGCGTAAGAAAGTCACTGATGAAGTTGACGAAGTAAAAATGCAAGTACCAAAGATCACGCTTGCAGAAGTCACCAAAGAGTACGACATGTATTCCAAGGCACTTCGCCAGCTTGACACTGCTATCCAGCAAGCGAACTGGACTGCGGAGGTGGACGTTACCTTAGATAAAGGAATCGCTGTATAGGCACTATGGGACTCTTCGGAGTCCCTTTTGCGCTCTTTAACAACCCATACCCGATCATTGGCTGGTTCGTATTAGCCCTTGGAATGACAGGCTTAAAACGTCATAGCTTCCGCGCGGATGCGTTTCCCAGCCCTAAGAAGGCAATGTTTAGAGGAACATATAATCCTCTACCAAATTGCGCGTCGTTGGTTCGAATCCAACCCCCCCGACCAACGGGGGGTAGCTCAGTGGTTAGAGCATCAGTTTTTTGTACTGAAGGTTTGCAAAACCCCACGGCATTAAGCCAAACTCAAAGAGTAATTTCGATTTTTTGAAACTTTTACACAACGTCCACTTATGATATCCGACGGGATTAGGTGTTCGTACATTTCCAGAAGAAAGTAAAATATGAGACGCTTATTACTACTTACCAAAATACGAAGGCCGGTGGTCGGATATGGGTTATTAAAAGGAGAACAAACATGCCCCGAGCAAATGTCTACATCAGAAAAAATAACTGGATAAAGTGGCAAGCGCTTAAAAATAAATCAGAGGTCGTTAATGACGCTATAGAATCTTCCGAAGAATAGGAAGCCCCCGTTCATCCTCACCGACCAATATCCTATCTGTCGGGATGGTTTGAACCAGTTTGCCTAGTTCGGTATCACAGCTTAATCGGTTGCCTTCCAGCTTCCAGTTCCACATCTTCACAGGTTTGAGATGGGCTTTGATGTCATCTTCGGTTCCATGAATAGCGGTGCTGGGCGGGCGCACCTCCATCTTTTCATACCACTCACTATTATCGGGCTTGTAGTTCATCTTCGACAGCCTCTTTCGTTATGTCGTACATTCCCATCAGGAGCTTAAATTCACCAATTACCCTATTGGCTACCCGCCAATCTTCAGGTGAGGGAACAACATCCATGCCAACCTCTGCCCCGTTGGGGAGGTAGGTTTGATAAAAGGCAATCCGGTCTTCGCAGTGCTGCTTGATTCGTTGAAACTCAGCCGTCTCAACGTACTGAGCCATCTTTTTTTCTTCGATCAATAACTTCTCATCGGTTTCTTGGACTGGTAATTCTGCGGGACTCGCGTCACCCATTAGTACGTGTTGTGGACCCATACGCCTCCTTACATTTTAGCGACAACATCAGCGACACTAGCAATGTCGGGATCTTTGAACAGACCAGCGGAATTAGCGATACCTGTCGGTTGAGCAGCCTGGGCGCTTTGTATCTCTTTTAACTTCGCATCCATTTGAGACATTTGCTGTTCTTGCATCATCTGTTGCATTTGTTGCTTGAGCTGTTGGTTCTCGGTTTGCAGGGCCATTTCTTGCGGCGACGGTCCCTCGTTCACCGTAACAAACTCATCGGCGTTCTTGATGTCGGCCAACGATCCGAAGGCAGCAGCGATCTTGTCGGGGTGGACTTGAATACGAGGATCATCTTTGAAGATGTTTTGGAACTTGCCAAGGTTGTCTACGAATCGTTCAAGGTTCTGAAGCTGCTTCTCTTTGTTCATCTTAGCGGTAGAGTTTGGTTCGATATTGAAGCGATATTCTACACCCTTTAGGGCTTTGGGGTTGATCTTCAGCGTAGCTGCGGTTCCGGTCACATCAGGGGTTAGTTTGCCGTCAAACAGGCCCTCTATATCGGTTAGGCCGGATTTCTGGATAGCCACAATATCCTCGTAGAAGAGATCCACGGGGATGTCTTCGGTCCCTATATTAACTAAAAGGGAAAAGAAGCCGTCAGTCAGTTGTTCAATGGCAGTTTCCAGGTGGCGGCGTTCCGCACCGTCTCTTGAAGCCTCAAGCCCAGAGTACATTTCAATAGCAGCGGGAGTCTTTCCCTGAGAAGGATTGAGGGCTTCTGCGCCAGGCAGCGAAGCGTTTTGCGTCCCGTACATCGAGAGGAGCGATCCCGTTAGGTTTGACATCGCCGCTTGGTAGGTGGAGAGTCCGGCGGTATTGGTAGGCATTGGGCGGATGGAATTAGGGATGGTTTCCATTAGGACGGGGTTGGACTTAGTGACATCGAGGGTGTGCTTCACCACGCCGTTCGCATTAACGATAATGCCAGGTGCGAGGTTCCGTTTGAGGTTGGCAAAGTAGAAGTTCGTTAGGCCATCACGAGCGAATTGCAGCGGTTTGGAGCGTTGGAAGTCGCCCAGGCCGTAGAAGGAATCGAACAGCGGTTGAGCGTACTTTATAACGAATGGAATCCGCCCGTTCTTGTGGGGGTTATCGAGTTCTCGGACTTTTACAAACCCGTGGTCGGGCGCAAACGTACACCATTTTCCGTCTTCACCGGATTCGTAGCGAGTAGCCAGACAGATACCCTTGTTTGATCCTTGGGGTACACGCTCGCGTTCGACAAAAGTATCTTGCTCCGAGTCATTGCCAGAGGCTTTTTCGGATCGCTCAAGCAGTTCTTTAAGGGCATCACGGTCCCAGCCGTCACCTTCGGTTTCGCCTTCGAGGATGTCTTCGAGGCGCTCTTTGGAGATCCAGGTAAGGGCGGTGACATAATCCATATCCTCAATGGAGACTTTGCCCTGCTGGGGAATGAGATTCCGGGGGTTCCACAACCAACAATCAGGGCCGACATACCCCGTGTAAGAGGTAGTCCAGTCGTAGAACATCGGCATATAGCCATAGACTGAGCTGTAGAACTGCCACAGGTTCAGTTTTTCCAAGAAGGGGCGTTGTGAGTTAGCGTTGGGATAGATCCATTTCTGGCGGAGGATATCCATGAACGCTGCTTTTCCAATATCGGCTTTGCCCACGGATTCTACTTCTCCCTCAGGAAGCTTGGCGATCACTCGATCTGCACGATCCCTAGAGAGAGTGGTGGCATAGGAGTCGGTTATTTTCGAACTGTCTGCTTTATTCGATACTGAATCGTAAACTGTTCCGATCAACATCGCTTCGTAGGCATCGAAGCTTTGAATGTAATTACGGTGAATATCCCAATCCGAAAGGTAATCACTTTTATACTCGTACTCATACACGCTTTTTTCTTCGTCTTTTGACATTTTTATGTTCCTTGAATTAAGGGAATTACACCCCGATTGTATCATATTCTAATTCATAAAAGTCCGTAGCTATTAAATTGCCGCTCAATTTCAAAAGTTAGCGGTTTTTCCTCTTGTTGTACACCATATTTTAGATGGAGGAACAAATATCTGGCCGCATCTGGACCGTGATCGTCCTCTTTTATGGGTATATCGGAGGCGTTACGGTCTGGTTTCTCTTCGGGGAAGCGATAAGACTCGATCTCGTAGATAAAATGGTTGCAGTTGGAGCCGATGAAGAGGGAGGGCTTGGGAAGTCCGACCAACTGCATCCGGGGCTTGAGTTTTTCGGTGACTAAGCCGATACCCGTAGCATAGCCTTTGGCATCATTCGCTTTATTCACCCCGACAATCGGGAAATCTCGCTGCATGACCTCTATGGCATCACGATTGGCGGAGTCTCCAACCAACAGAACGAGCCGCTTATCGCCAATGACCGCCTTAATGCGGGGAATAATATTGTCCAGCGTCTCTTCTTTGCCATACACTTCGTCTACTAGATACCATGTCTGGTCTTTGTCAACTCCGAATAGAAGGAAGGCGGTGGTGTGCCAGCCAAAGTCTATCGCTCCGTAATAGGTAAGCTCTTGAGGGATCTCGGATGGTTTAATCACGTGTACTTTGCGGTCAAAGACAGGATATACCGCCCCTTGAACAGCTCGGAACTCCAATTCGTACTCCTGCATAAACCCCGAGAGCAGTCCGCGCTTCTCAGCTTCTTTACGAACCCCATCCATAAACTCCTTGGAAACGTAGGGGGAGTCTCTCCAGGTGGATTCTTGATAGAACCATGCCTCATCTTCTTTAGCGAACTGAATAAGATCATAGAAATGGTTGTACCCTCTTGGTGTTCCCATGAAAATAATCCAGCCGTTCGTGGTAGAGAACATCGGTTCGTAGACCAGTTTGAAGGAATCGGGGTCTTGATCGCCGTATTCGTCAAAGATCATGCCGTCAGCCTTAAACCCACGGTGGGAGTCGCTTTGGTCGGAACCCAATAATTGAAGAGTGGAGCGGGGCTTCGTAGTGTCGTGGTTGACGATGATGGTTTCGCCGGAGGGCAGTTTAACGGGGGTGTTTTCGACGTAGTTGAACTCGATGATGAGATCTTGTTCGTTCTTCTTGTAGATCAGCTCCTTCGGGATAAGGGGGACGTACTGCCGCCACACGACTTCGTGGGCTTGTTTATAGGTTTTAAAGACGACAAAGTACCGTCCCTGTTTTAAGGTAGCTGAAATCCACGCATGATTGGTGGCGAAGTAGGTCTTACCAGACTGCCGCCCCCATAAAAGAACTCCACGTTTGAACCCGTCCACCATGAACGCCTTATGCGCCAAGGCTTGCTTACGGCTCGCTTTGTAGCCCATTACACCATCTTGAGGTTGATCTTGTCGAAGTCGATGCTTGAAGCGTCCTCGGAACTCTTGGTAAAGACTTGCACCAGCTGACCGCCAATCACTTCTTCTCGAACGCCCTGGTTTTGGACAGCGGGTTTCGGCCAGAAAATACCGAACAGCCAATCACGGACGCGGTAATAGCGCATTTCATTTAAGAAGTCTCGTTCGTTGGATTGGTCTACAGGCAGTCCGTTCTCCCGAGCGATGACGACAGCGGCTTGGGGATCTTCGTGGAAAATGAGTCTCCGGGCGATATAGCGCTTATCCGTTTGCTCGCCCTGGTCGTTTAGGACGATACGGTTTAATTGGACGGTGAACTTCGGCTCCTTCATGTTGATGCCGGTCTTGGTTTCGTAGGAGGAAACGTCCACCTTGTAGTCGAGTTCGTAATTGTAGTCGAAGGCGAGGGGTTGGAGCCTCGGCTCTTTCCGAAGGCGGGGGGTAGGGTCGGGATAATTAGCCGGATCAACCAGGTATTTCTCGACTTCGTTTATTAAGCGGTTGCCGCTAACATGGACCGTCTCTTTTTCTACTGGACGATTGCCTAAAATTGCAGCCTTTAGGAGCGCGTTGGTTTCCATCATCTCTTTCATCTGCGCCTTGAGTTCGTCGATGTCGGAGTCGGAAGCGATATCTTCTACGGTTTCGGGAGTTTCTGTTGTCCCGTGAACTTCAAAAGAGCCTGCCGACGGCTCTTCCTGTGCTGCTTTTTTCTTTTTAAGGTACTCATCTCGTGCAGCCTGTAGTTTAGCCAGGTGTTCCGGCGAGATTGTTCTCTTTTTGCCCATTTCTTCCCCTTAGATTAGATTGTTTTTTTGGAGAATATGTGTTTGAGGCGAGCGTAACGGTAAAGGCTTCGTTTGTCAAGTGAAACTTTATTCACTTCCGGTATTTAAGGTTACAATCAGCCAATCTGCACAAGCCTTTAGCGAAGCCATGAGGACAGGGGGAAATCACCTCCACCTCAACATCGCCCACCTTCTTCGTGATCTTCAAACCTTTAACGGGTTTTATTTTGGCGACCACCTCTTCTTTGGGAGGGGATGGAACCTTTATGTGGGAAGGAGACGGGGGGTGGTCTACCTTATTAAGGGCGTTATGGATAAACTCCGACTTATTCGGCAAAGCCCGCCACTTTTCCATGTCTTCAGCTCGTATATAAGTGTGTACCTGTGGCATATGTTATGTAGTATACATAGTCTACATAGGGTATGCAATACTGCGGTGGATAACAGAGATAGCGACAGATACTATCGTTTCACTCTATATATAAATACGGTGGGTGTACCTTGCGAACAACAGAGGTGGTGGGGGGTAGCAAGCAATGTTTATGCGCGTATGTCTATGTATACTATGTAGACTATGTATACTACATGTCGTAAAATACATATTGTGCGACATACTATAAAATGATTAACACCTTACTAGATTACCTTTTGTCAATAGCTTATAGAGGTACGCTATATATGGTGTGTCTATGCTTCGTCTAAGCTACTTGTAAGATCAATATTAAGTGTTATACCTGTACTAGTCACCTCTGTTAATTGCTTGGCTTTTCCGTACTCTCGATCAATTATATCTTGACTTGCTCTTAATCTTATATCGTCTTTTTTACTATTTAACAGTTCAACTACCGTCTCTCTTGCTCTGTTGACATGTTCTTGCATGTAAATTTTTGCCTCTGGTTTCCTTAGTAGTTGGAAGGCATTATTCCTTGCGGTGGTGCGGTTTTCTGTCTGGTGGGTGCGGATATAGGCTTCTGTTGCGGATAGTTTAGGATTGCTCAACAATAAGTCCAGAGTTTTTTTTGATCCCTTTTTGAGTGCCATTATGCCTATACATATATATGAGTGGTGCGGATTTTGCAAGTGTTGAGGTGTGCGTTACCTCTGTTGTGGTGCGGTTTTCTCAAGCGTGTACTGATAGTCCATACCTAATCTTATAGCAGTATGGCAATTATAATGACAAACCGTACATAGCCATATAACCTCTAGTGGCTTATTGTGGTCTGGGTGGTGCGCTTGAATTGGATAAAATGCACTGTCACACCGTTGGCAATTGCTTGACTTTACTAGTTGACCCGACTCTACCGCTTTTTTTACTGCTTGCCTTGCATAAGTCTTGTGACGATTTATGATCTGATTCACCGCTTGCTTGCTTATCCCAAACATTCGCGCAATACGCGCTTGAGTAAATCCCTCGGCAAGAAGTTTATCGACCATTTCTTTGTTTTTTAGTTTCGTCATTACAGATCAATATACCCGACTTATCCACAATCGTCAACTTTTTTATCTAAAAGTACTTGCATCTATCAAACTATTTTGCTATACTGGTGTTAGATCAATCGCACATGATTGATCGCACCTTGAGAGCCTTACCAACCAATAAAGAGACCACAAAGCCTATAACTTACGGCATACGCCACTATAACGGTCTTTGTCAATATCTTTATTGGGTGGTGGGCACAAAGTTGGCTAGGCAACTGATCGCATAAGTTTTTAAAAGCAACAATTAGGTGGCGCACTTAGGTGATGCCGTTATAACCGAAATTACTAATTGCGCTTATGCGATCACCAGTTGTGGCGGTAAAAAACTGTTAGGGCTAGCAGGGGCTATTTACCGTCATAACTGGCTAGCCAACTATCATCAAAAATAACTGGGGGTAAATATTATGGGCAAGAAATTAATTCCGTTTAAGGTATATAACGAAAATATTTTGGTGCGCGTAATTTTTAGGAGTAAATAATATGAAGCGATCAATAAGCGTCTATGACGATGCACAAATATTAGGCATGTACATTGATTGGTTTAACAACTTTTTGACACTACAGCGTTTCTCTGACTATTACGGCATAAGCGATACATTTGCCGAATACATCATTACAGAGGGTCGTAAGATATTAAACCGTCAGCTGTACGGTGGTAGCAAGTTACATCAAGCGGTAATAGTAAGGAGTAAATAATTATGTTTATGTTGTATAACAACGATTCTCAAGAATTCGAGACATTCACCACTGCCGAACTGTTGGAAATGATAAACAGGGATCGTAGTCACGAATGGTCGAACTATAACGAAAATAGCACTATTAAGGAAATAACAGAGGTAGTCAACGACATGTGTATGCCATATCAAGTCGATGTTGACATGCCATTTTCAGTAAGGAGTAAATAGTATGGATGCTAAGTATATAGAAACTTTCGAGAATACCGCCATTTGTATGAGCTACAACGGCATGTATACCGCCGATGTTTTGACAAGAGACACACCAAATATAATGGGTGACTACTTAAAAGCGCTACAAGCCGACACATTGGATGGAATCAAAGAACTTATAACGGAGTATAGGAGTAAATAACATGATAACTACAGATGTACAATTTCACACGTTTTGGCAATGGTTACAGCGTGAAGATGGAAGTTATAAAAACAATTTCACCTATAATGGCGCAGAAGCCTTGTTTAATTACTTGGATGAGTTAAGCGACGAAATGGGCGAAAATATGGAATATGATCCTATTGCATGGTGCGTTGAGTATTCGGAGTACCCTAGCGCATGGGATGCGATGCAAGAATACCAGCCGGACGATATGCCGGTAGAAGGTGAAGACGGTGACGATTTGTTAGAGGTACAGGAGAAAAACGAAGCTAAGGCGTTAGAGTGGCTACAAGATAACACCACGGTTATAGAATTTGACGGTGGCGTAATTATAGCGGATTTTTAAAGGGTAACTATGAGATACGCAACTTGGAACGGTTGGAATGATAAATATAACGGTACTTCTTTACAGGGATACATAAACGCTACTTATAAGGAGTTGGTGGCGGTTTTTGGCAAGCCTACGGACGGTGACGGTTATAAGGTTGACGCTCAGTGGCTCATAGAGTTCGATAACGGCACTTTAGCCACTATCTACAACTATAAGGACGGTATCAACTACAACGGACGTTCTAGAACGCCTAAAACACAGATTACAGAATGGCATGTTGGTGGTTTTGACAAGAACGCACCACTATTAGTAAATGAAATATTAAGGAGTAAATAAGATGGGTATCTTACACATGAGTGCATTGTGTCAAGCATTAGCAACAGGAGCGATTGTGTTGGGTGGCGGTTTTACAGTCACACACAACACCAGCATGCAACCGTTCGTAATGCCATATGAGGACGTATACACGGCGCATGACGTACTGCAATCGGACGTACACAACCAACAAGTAACGTTACACGGCAACTCTATACAGGGTAGCTTGAGTGTTGGCGCAACCGTCAACAATCCGTTAGACGGAACAACCATCTTACAAGTAGGGAGCATGGATCGGGTCATAACGGACGGGACGGTGACATGGGACGGCGCGTTACCGAATGATGGGAGCGTTACCCTGTTACAGGGAAGTTTCGACCCTGAACGCTAAAGGAATAGACTGGGCGGAAACTAGGCACGGAATTTTAATAAGGAACGGGAGGTTATATGGTGAATACACAATTAAATTTGAAAACCAAAAAAGTCACCCAACACGCTAAGATAATCAGGGAATTAAAAAGGCGCGGCATTTTAGGCCTGACTTCGAGAGATATGATAAACATGGAAATTTTCAAGTACAGTTCACGGATAGCGGAACTACGAAAAGAAGGACATAAGATCATCGCTACCCACGTTAAAGGGAGCCTGTGGAAGTACAATCTAAAGGAGGACTGATATGTTCAGGAACATAAAGCCGGAATTTTACTACGTTGCACCGCCGGAGAGCGTGTTTAAGGACATTAAGACCCACGCCATGAAGTTGTGGCGTAAGTATCCCAATGAACACGGCTATGTAGACGAAAAAGTGAATAGGATCATTGACATCGAGAATATACGTGATAACGCCTGGTACATCGTTTCGATGTTCGATACCCACAATCAAGCGGAACTGTGGCGGTCACTATCAGAGAAAAGCAAGGCATTTATCAGAGGAATTTCAGAAACTAACGAGGAGCAAGACAATGGGAGAGAATGACAAGATCAGCAAAGCGATATTCGTAAACATGAGCGATCCGGAAGGTGCGGAACTGTGGAAGGAATTGAACATTCTACGCGTAACGATGGATATTTCATGGAAAGCGATGATATTGAGTGCGTTAGCTGGATGGGCGCAAGGATCGGAATTTAATCCTGATCTAACAGACAGATTGATCGCATACATTTCAGAAAAAGAATAGTTGACAATTCATGTAAGAAATCTTACTCTGGGGAGGACTATTTGCTCAAACATCAGCGCAAATAGAAAACCCGCCGGGTAAAGGCGGGCTTGCTCAAACATCACATTTAATTGTGAGCCACGAGCATCTATTTGTCAAGACGCATTGGGGTAATCAGTCTAAGAATCTTTTACAAATCCATGTTCACAGCCATGTAAGGATGTACAAATTTGTAGTATAATGTAGACATGGGAAAAGGTTTAACTTTCCTACAATCTACATTAAGCGCTACTACGGATAAGTGTGTCGAGTGGCCTTTTGCTAGAAACCCAACCGGATACGGGCGGGTGTACTACGACAAGAAGCTATGGAACGCTCACCGTCTTGTGCTGTTCCTTAAGACTGGGGTCAAACAACCCACGTCGATTCATGCGGCTCATAACTGTAACAATCGGGGATGCATCAATTACAAGCACCTCCGATGGGCAACAGTTCAAGAGAATGCAGACGACAAGGTTAACTTTGATGGAGTCTTAAAAGGAGAGGCTGCAAGCTGGAGTAAGTTGACAGAGAAGCAAGTAGTTGCCATCCGTCAAGATACAAGACCAGTTCGCACCATAGCTAAAGATTACGGGGTGAGTCCTACCACGATATACTATGTTCGTACCAACAAGCGTTGGGAATGGGTACATCTGTAGAACGTAGCTGTTGGGCTATGCGGGTTCATAGGCGAAGGGTCGCTACCGGAGTCTCCCTACCGCAACTCGGATCAAAGAGAGTAATTATCTCGACTAGTCCGGGGGAAGGAAAATAGAACCCGCTCCCGACACATACGTTCTAACTTGTGGGCAGCAGTGAGGCGAGAAATATACAGGCGCAACGAGCTTGTCCCTTTGGTAGCTTCCCTAACCAGCGAAAGCTGTGCGAGTCCGTCTCGCTTAATATTTGGGCTTAAAGGCGCTACCCCGCCTCACTCATGTCTACAACAAAACTGTAGGCAACGGCACATTCGATGTATAATCCTGGCTCTGATAACAGACCCCCTGATACGTCAACCAGGTCGATTGCCGAGGGGATTAGTAGGTAGGGATCACTCACTACACAATGTCGAGTAAGTTGAACCGTACGGTTTGTCTGCTTGGCTCTAGTCTTCTCAGCAATGCACCGAATGGTCACACTGCCTTAAACCGTAAAGATACATCCCCCTGCCTTGCACCCCATAGCAAGAGAAGGGGGGTGTTGTAACGAATACTATAGTGTTTAGTAACCAAAAACTACCGCCGGTGGAAATAACTGGAGGTTAAGACCACAGACGGTAGTTATACACATCATTATACCACTTCATACTTGAAACTTGCCAAGCGGTGTGTTACCATAAGAGCGATGTAAATAACTGGAGGTATTTATGAGTCATACAAGTAACACCGAGTTGCTAGAGTTAGCAGCCGAACACATAGATTACTGGAGTGGTGAGGGCTACGGTAAGCTGATCGAACAAGCCGTCCAAGAGAACGATCTCGAACGATTGGCGGAATACCTGAAGGAGTCGGCCTATGAGATATTTAAGCAAGACTTCCGACCCGATCCGCCATCCAGAAGCGCTGAGCAAGCGCTGGAGGACTCTTCTTTTATCTGCATGAATTGCGGACAATCCAACAACTACTTCCGGTGGGAGTGCGAGCAATGCTCTGTTGAAACCGCCAAACAAGACGACGGGCATGGGCAAGCCTAATCCTCTCTGGCGAGCGCATATTCCCGATAAGGGTATGAATGCTGTTATTGAAGCATGGCATGCACAACAGCCGATGCGAGAACAAACGGTAGCCTCTCCCAGCACCCTCACCGAATGTCCGAGAGTCGTGTGGCTGAATAAACATAAAGTTCCGTTTACTAATCCGAAGGGATGGGGACAGAAACAACGCCTTCTCTTGGGACGCAACTTCGAAAACAAGATAGCCGAACAACTCAAAGATGAAGGCAAACTCTTGTGGCACTGGAAAGATGATGTGGCTGGCGAATCCGTGAAGTTTGGGATGGGTGAAGGGCTGTCACGGATCGAAGGTACACCCGACCTCCTCCTAAACCTTACCGGCGTAGTCCTCATATCTGACTCTAAGACTTCGAGAGCCGACTCTTTCGCCTACGTTCCGCTGAATGATGCGATCTGGGAGGATGAACTGTGGTATCACTACAAACTACAGGTTGAGTGCTACTACCTTCTCTGTCACCGGAATAAAGACTGGTTCAAGGAACACGGACTGCTGTTGCCGGAAGCCTGCCATCTGTTTAGTTTTGCCCTCGATGACGGGGTGATTAAGCGAGAGCTGACCTGGAAGCCCACCAAAGAAGTTGCCGAAGAAATATTGGCCTATGCGAAGCGGTGGAACGCCGCCTACCAATCAGATACGATGCCGGAGTGTTTGTGTACCGAAACCCAAATGAAGTTTTGTTCTTTTGGGTACGCCCACGAAGTAACACGCACCGGCTACAAACTACAAACTAAGTGCTGTAAAGGAGAAGGCTATGTTATACCGAATCAGAGTTGAAGTGTTCCAGGAAAAAGACCCCAATGGGAGGGGTTATGATGTGTATGAAACCATCTACGAACAGAAGATCGAAGATGTAAATATTGCAAAGTTAGTAACCATGTTAAATGAAGGGAGCAAGTAATGGAATCAATTTATCACACCTATAAGCCAGAAGGTGATGCTGGCGTTTGGTTAAAACTGTCCGACGGTGAGAGCGTCAAGATCAGGATTACCTCTGAGCCAGTTATCTTCACCACGGAGTTTAAGAACGACGGGGAAGTTACCCTGTCTACCAAGTTTGGCTGGATCGTCTGGAACCGCAACGAAAACAAGGCCCAGGTATTCAGTGGCGGTAAGTCCATCTTTAATCAGATTGCTTCATTGGTAGACGAATGGGGCGAGCCAACCGGCTTTGATCTCACCGTCAAGCGATCTGGTACGATGCTGGAAACTCGCTATTCGGTGACTCCGGCTCCCAAGAGTAATGATTTGTCCAAAGAACAGCTTGGGGAGTGCGCCAAAATTGATATACTGAAGCTTACGAAAGGATTTTGGTTAAGGGATGCAAACAAATCCGGCTCCGACGAAATACTAGAAGAGGATTTGAACGCTATCTTTCCCGAATAAACCCCCAACAAACATGGGCAAAGTAAAAATTGATGCGGCAGACAAAGCCTTTAGTCTTTACATCCGCACGAGAGATCGCTGGACGTGTAAGCGCTGCAAAAAACAATACACTCCCCCGACAATGGCGCTGCACTGCTCGCACTTCCAGGGGAGAGGTAAGGAGGCTACTCGCTTCGACCCCCTCAATGCGGACGCGCTTTGCTATGGCTGCCACCAGTATTTTACTTCCCATCCCGCTGAACACTACCAATGGCAAGTAGCCACCAAAGGACAGGCCGTAGTGGATGCGATCATTTTGCGGAGCAACACTTACAAGAAAAAAGATCGTAAAGCCGAAGCTATCCTGTGGAAAAATGAGATCAAAACGCTGTTGACATAATGCTTATGTTTATGCTATACTCTAGTTACCATTAAATAACTGGAGGAAATGCAATGGGTAACAAAACAATTAAAGAGACACCGGAGGGAGCCAGCGGCTTCAAAAAGATTCTGGCGTTCATCATCATGGTTGGCGAAGTTTTGTCAACTTACGTGTTCGTAGTCAGCCGAAAAGAGATCCTTATCCCTTTGGCGGCGACTCATTTGGTTGTGGCGAGCCTGCTGTTTTGGCAGTATTGGTTCAAGGGCAACTAAAGCGGGTGGTATACTGGGGCGGTAATTAAATGGAGTGTCCGTCTAATGAGAACCCCTGTCACCTGCAAACAATTCACCTATGAAAAATCGGCTTGTTTTTTTGATCCTTTCAATTTTATTGATCACTTTCATTTACTTTTTAGCAATTAAAGACATTCGGCTTGCCACACCGCCGACACCGCGCGTTGATCTCGGTCAACCGGCACCGCAAACAACCGTTCTGGACAACGTGCAGC